CGGTTGGTGCGGCGTAAACGGACAACTGTTTGTTGTTGCGTTTCGCCATGCGATTGCGTCGGGGGCCCGGACGCTTGCGATTGTTGCCCCTTGGCTTTTGGCCAGACTTTGATTTTTGTCTTTGTTGTTTTATGCTCATGATTTAAATCAGAACAAACGATCAATAGAAATATGTGTTGGTAGTCTATGGTCGGCTAGCAGGCAATGGTGGAGTCGAACCACAACAGAGGTCAGCGAAGTTGGAGATCGCCCTCCACCTAGGAGTACATTACCTACTTGGAGACGTCTCTCCAGGCAAGTCACCCATCATTCGGCGGCGTCCCGCCCGGGGGATGAGCACCCCGCGCATGCAACTTATTGAGCAGTGAAAAGAAGGCCAAGATCAACATCGTAAAGTGTCTGCAACACAGGAGACACCAACATATACGGCAGATCATTGACCGCACGTTCAAGTTCGGCCTTGAACGCCTCTTCATCCTCAAAGGTTAAACCATACACCTCATAGAAACAATCCCAAGTAGCCTCAGTAACCATGTACTTTGCTGTGCCACGTAATCGATGTTTCAAATCTGAATCCATCGTTGGGATTATCCCCTGTTTGATGCAATATTCAATGCACACTTCCAAATACACTCGCAAAAACGGGACATGTAAACCCGTAGCGTCATAAGAAAGTAGGCTGCCCATAAATAGCTGCAACCAAGCTTTGTCTGACCTATTAGGTTTACTAAGCATCCATCCCATTTTGGACAGAACTCTTCCGGGTTTCTTCCCGATGGCATAAACAGTTTCAAAATCAACTCCGAGTGACTCCTGCTCAACTGCAGTGAGGTCATCGTCGTTGAATATAACTGTGCCAACGGGGAAAAATCTGCATGAAACAAACTCAACTGCTGTAGGGTTTGTTGATGATTGGATCTTTAAAGAAAAACCCAATGCACTAACATACCTAATCATGTTCCGTTCCCCGATTCGATCCCATGCCCGCCGCTTCATAATGGTGTAATTGTCATCACCACTAACGGCACATGCATACGAATCACCGAAGACACGGTGAGCATGGTAACAACCAGCAATAGCTTCCCCAGTTGTCTTGTTGTTACCAACAGTTGTATCATTTGATCCAGACTGTCTACAATCTTCATAAGTGCTTCTACACCCACAACCAAACACGACTAGTTTGTGGCGTGCTTTCAAAATGGCTCGTCCTAAATCGTCACCAATGTGTGACACGAAGCCAAGTTGCCGGTACCATTCATGTTCGCGAGATTTGCAATCTTTGCCTTGTGTGACATCATATTTGCTGAAGTCAGTACCAATGAAAACACAGTTGTCAATGCCACCAAGGCGTTCAACATGATAACGAAACCATTCGTTAAATTCATTGGTAATGGCCCCTGAAGCAACCCAGATAGGGTTGTATATGTGCCACACAAACTTCATGGCTTTACCGTACTGGTAAAACCACAAACCTGTTGCAACTTTCTCAAGCATCGAACACCCCTGTACAACTCTGGGGCGCTGACCAACAAAAGGGTCAGTCGTGATACCGATAAGCTTTTCTCTTTTCGTGAAGGCTTTGTAGTACAAATCCTTGAAGTTCCAGTCGCCTTCTAGAATCCTCTTCCTCCAATCATGAATTTTCACCCTTTTCTGGGGTGGAAATCTAGAAACCCAATCATTGTATGATGGCTCAACCCAAGTATCAGATTGACAAAACACATGCGGATTGTAAGTCCGTATCGGCTCTGGACCGGTTGGCCCTTGCACTAATGGTAACAACCCATCAACAAGATACGAATGAAATTCCCAGGCACCTAAAGTGGGTGTTGGGACCTGACATAAAACACGTGTCTTGAAGGCAACTTCATAGTTCCACTGGGAACTCGAGTGCACAAAGGGTACAGCATTAGCAAAGACAATGCCAACTGGTCTTATTGCATCTGTGTGAGATTTATCACTCATCTCAACAATCTTGAACTTGGTGTTAGATCTCATTGGGTAATCTGAAGGGTCGATGACAGTGTCAAATGACTTTAACGGTTCATTCCTGCACGGTGTCTCGACCAAGATTGATTCTCTTTCCAAATATGAACGCTTCCAAACATCCCAGACTGCATACTTCTTGTCAAGCTTCCGTTTCTTCAGCAGACGACGGAGTGAAAGAATAATAATGCACATTAGCACCACAAGGCAAGCAGGAGCAATGGCTAAATCGCCACTGAACTCAAAACCGAC